TCTCCGCTGTCCCATTTTGCCCCATAAATACTTAATGCAAGATGCTTATATGTTCCAGGAATTGAACTCAGCACAACCGAGCCACCTGATAAACTGCCAGTTGCAATTACTGTCAGACCACCGCCGCTTGCTGGTGTAGACCATTTTACCTTGTAAGGTGAAACCGTTGTGTCGGCAGTCAGAATTTGGCCAGTTGTTCCAATTGGCAAATTGTCAAAAGTGCCTGAACCAGTGCCAACAATGATGTCACCGCTTGCAGTGATTTCAGTGGCCATTGAATTTGTAATTGTGACCGCACCTGAAGTTCCACCGCCTGAAATGCCCGTGCCAGCAGTCACGGCAGTAATGTCACCCACGTCATTTGTGACCCAGGTGAAATCCATGTCAGTGTTTGTTGCTTTTGCAAGAATCTGACCAGTTGTGCCGCCTTTAAGGTCGGCCATTGATGTGTCAACTGCCTGACCAAAAACCGCAAAATCGGCTGGAAGGTCAGTCACCAAATCGGTGCTGGTGGGCATTACCCACCCAAAGTTGGTTGTTGGATTAGCCATTATTTCTCCTTGTCATGTGATAATTGTTGCACGTTGCCAGTCTAAAGAACCCGACACGCCCGCCCATGTGAACGCCGCGCTGATTTGCTGCCATTCCAATGCCTGAAGGCTATAAGCCACGGGCGAAAGATTAAGGCTGACTGAAAGTTGATTGTAACTGGCTTGAAATGACCAGCCTTCGACAAAACCCTGGAACGCACTTGCTGACATATTAGGTGGCAGGTCATTAAGCAAAATTGGCTGACCCATAAAGACACCCAACAAATTGTCACGATCGTTGTCGTCCAATTCATCATTAGTCAAATCAAATGTAACTTGACTGAAAATTGGTTGTGGGTTGGCTCTTAATGCCAAATAAAATTGGGCTTGGTCTAATGCATCAGCAGAATTGTGAAGTGTTGTTGTAATGATTTGTGCAAGGCTTCCATAAGTCAATTCTGAAGCGGCATCAGCGGCCGATTCTTCACTGGAAGAAGTTGCACCGTATTTGATTGTAATTGAATTTCGCACATCACCTGCACGGGTATCAATTCGAATTCCACGGGCGCGGGCATGGTTGGCCGTAAGGTTGACATATCCATTGCTTTGAAGGTATTGGCTGCGGTGTGTTGCATCAGCATAAGAAATTCTGCCAAATGCATCTTCGTAAATATAACCCAAACCGCTGGTTGCAAGTGCTGAAACCAATGAATAAACATCAGTCCGATTTGATGTGCGGGCTGCCAATTCATAGTCACCAGGGCGGTCAATTTCTCCCAAACCAACATTTTGAGCATTTGCCCACGTTTCTGTTGCTGGTGTGTATGTCCCCCAAGTTAACGCACCAGGAACCTCACCCCAGTTATTTAGTAAAATATCGCTCAAAACATCATAAATTTGGTCACCGTCAAAATCTTTAGACAAAACGCCATTGCTCAAAATTTTTGGTAAACGTGCCAATGCGCCCAATGCAATTATTGAGTAAGTTTGAGTGAAAGTGGTTGAACCCACGTCATACACTTCAAGGCCAATATCCACAACATTGCCACCAAAAATTGGAATTAAAGTACCAGCCGAATTTTCAATTTGAACCGTGATGCTTGAATTGATTGAAACTGGAATGGTGGCTTGATTAACATCTATCAATTGAAGGTTGACATAACCCGCTTGCGCTTGTTCATAGATATTGACCCGACCACTGCGAATGGTCAAATTGGCTAAAATTGCATTTGTGTATGAAACACCGTCAATTTCAACATTCCAAATTGGATTCCATTGGGTCATATTCCGACCAAACTATTTGCCCCACCCGTGCCGCGATAGTAAGCATTGTTAAGCGTTTCAACCAATGTTCGTGCGGTGCCTTCTTTATCCATTGCTCCATTGATTGTGACATTGATAGTTGGTGCGGCTGGTTGCGCTGATGCAGCCAAAATTCCAGCAAGTGAATTTGTGTTGACACCTGAAGTTCCAAATGCAAATGCGCGGTTTGATGCCGCTTCAATTGCTGCAAGGCTTTGTGTTCCACTTGTAAAGTTATCAAATGCACCAGCAATGTCTGTGATTGCTGCCGCTGCTTTTGCTGCTACTACCGCAACGCCTGATGTGCCACCAGTTCTACCAGTTGCACCCGTTCCAGTTGTGCCGCCCGTTGACCCACCACCAGTCGCCCCACCGCCTGTAAATCCTCCACCAGTGCTTGCTCCACCAGTGCTTCCGCTAGTTGAGCCGCCACCCTTAATTGCACCTGGGGCGCCTGACGTGGCAAATCCGTCACCAATTTTAGGTATTGGCTTAATGTCTTCACCTGGTTTGGCTAAATTAACGCCTTTGATAATTAAATTGATGCCGTCAATTGCAGTGTTCAACAATGGCTTAATGGCCGCAAGAACGTTTGAAATCAAATTCAAAACAACGCTGGCAATTGAACCAATTAGGTCAAACGCCTTTCCAATAACGGTTCCAATAATAGGTGCGGCATATTTTATGACATCAAAAAAGGCTTGAAATTCATCTTTGTTTTCAACAATGGTTTCTTTGATTTTATCAAATGCAGATTTCATTCCGTCAAAAATTGGCATAACAAATGACTTGATTGCACCAGCAACATCAGTGATCGTTTTGCCTAAACCAGTTTCACTTTTAAGACTAAATGAATCGCTGAAAGCCTTGACGATTGGAAGTGCATTTGTGTTAATAAAGGTCAACAATGTGTCAAGGATTGGAAGCAATGCAACGCCAATTGTTTCTTTTGTTTCATTGAAAGCCACGCTTAGCCGTGCAATTTTGCCTTGAAATGTTTCAGCACTTTTGCCTGCTGCCCCGCCCCATAAATCCGTTAATTTGCCTTGAATGTCTGTGAATGACATTGTTTTGGCTTGGGCGGCAGTAATGCCCACACCCAATTTGGCCAGGGCAGTTGTCTGCCCGTCATTGGCTTTGGCCAACGCATTTGTGACGGTTTCTAGGGGTTTACCTGTGGCGGCTGAAACGTCCAGTGCCAATGCCAACAATTCTTGCGCTTTGGTAATGCTTCCAGTGGAAACAACCAGCCTTTGAAGTGCAGGGCGCAAATCATCATCAGCAACACCAGTTGCCAAAGACATTTGCAGGATTGCATCTTCAGTGGCTTTAATTTGGCCGTCAGTGGCGTTTGTGGCACTTTGTAAAGCCAATGCCAACTGGAGTTGTGCCTTTTCATCTTCAATGGCGGCTTTTACGCCGTCAATGCCAATTTTGATTGCGTACGCACCAGCGGCGACCGCGGCGGCCGCAAATGCAGCACCAATGGCTTTTCCTGCCTTGCCCATTTTGTCGCCAAAAGAATCAACGTCAGTTGTGGCAGTTTTGAGCGATTTGGTTAAATTATCAACATCACCAAGAATGGAAAGTTTGAGCGTGCGGCTACCTGCCATTAGTCAAACCTCTTTACTATTTCGGAAAATCCTTCTTCCCAACGTTTTAAGATTTCAGGCTGAAGGCTTCTCAATGTTGGATAAATAAACCAGCCACGGGAACCACGACCCTCACGGCCTGACCACACTGGAAATTGCTTATAACGATTTGAACCGAATTCAACACCGCCCCAAAGTTGTTGCGTTGTGCCGCCGCCGCTTAACTTTTGACCAGCAAAACCAAATGAAATTTCACCAATTTTGGACGACTTAGAAACCTTAGAACCTTCAGCAACGCGATTGTCCAAGCGATTACGCGTGCGACTGCCAGCCGCCGTGATGATATGCCCGCGAACATAATCGGCCAATGCTGATGATTTCTCTTTGGCTTGTGAAACGGCTTCTTCGTCCATTGCTTTAAAAGAACGGGTAATGGCACGCAATTCCGCTTTGTCGTAACTGATTGCATCAGTTGCCATTTGCCCGCCTTTCCAAAATCTCTATTGCAGTCAGTATATCTTCAGCCGTTTCAAATTCTGATTTTGGTAATCCAGTCGCAATGACCAATTCCCAAATTATTCGGCCTAGACTTCCGACTGCGAAACTTTTGGGTCTGCCTCACCAACTACCACGTCAGAAATTGTTTCTGTCCATGCTTCGATTGGCTTCACTGGTTTGCCAGCGGCTTCCCGCTTCATGGCGTGATAAGCCAAAAAGACTAAATCGGATATTCCAATTTTATCTTGTGCTTGACTGATCGTGTGACCTGTGTGCTTTTCCCACTTTACCCACTCAGGTGGAGCAGCCACAAACGTGGCTGACTCCCCTGAGTTATATTCAATTGTTATTGGTAGTTTCATTTTGTCTCCCGATTGTTTGGTTTAACTGAAGTTTTCTGAAGGTGTTCCAATGACAACAAATGACATTGAAACGGTTTGTGCATCAGGTGCAGCACCGCCCGCACTTGGATAAACTGGCAACACTGAAAATGTAAAGACTGCTCCAGTTGATGCGGTCAAAACTGTTGTGATTCCTGTGTTTGGTGCTGATTCGGTAACGCCCCAAAGTGTTTCGCACAATGAAGGTGATGCGCCCCAGTCTGCAAGCATCTCAACTGCAAAAGTGAATTCATCATCAATGTGGCGATTGACTACACCGTCAAGGGTTTGATAACGAACCATTGTTGGTGAGTTGCTTAGAATTGCTGAAGTTGCTTGAGCATCAAAGTTATTGCCACCAATAGTAAAGGTGACATCGCGCCCAGTTATTACTGTGGTGGCCATTTCTTCTCCTTCTTAGATTGTCTGTGTGTAGTAAGTTGAAACGTTGATGTCAGCCACAAGCATTGGGGATTGCCCAACCTCTAACACTGTTGGCTTTTCAACAACGTCAACAACGTATCCCGCGGGCATTGCCGCAAGAATTCCGATTATTAGTTTTTCCAGGTTATCTAATGAACCTGCGTTGCTATTGGAAGCAACAATGGCAGTGATTGCAAAATTAAGTTTGACTTTTGTTTGTGCTTTACCAATTAAAACAACTTCCATGTAAGGTGAATTTGGAACGCACACGATCGCTGGTGGAATGGGCGATTCGGGAACTGATGCGTACACATTTGCAGACAATGCAGAAAATGCGTTGGCCAATGCGGCGCGTGTGTCAGCAATTGTTGATGCGGTCATTGGCAAATCGTTTCAACGTCAAGAAATGGCTGAAGTAATGTGCTGACACGGTTGGTCAAACTTCTACCCATGCGGTATGGCGTGCTTGCAAAATCTACGCCCTGAATTTCTCCACCAGCGGCCACGCGTGATTGAAAGACTTCAACGCTGACTGCCAAAATGGCTGATTCAATGGGTGGTGAATTGGCGTAAATATCAACGGCAGAATAGCCTGAAAGTGTGGCCGTGCCTGTTGGGATAATGTCGCGCAAGGTCACATTTGCACTTGTGATTGCAGCGGTGAAATGAAATACGCCTGTTTTAACAACGGTGACTGTTGCGCTGAAGGGTGCGGGTAATCCCGTCACAATAATTGATTGACCAGCAACAAAATGGTGTTCGCGTTGGGTGTAATAAATTGCCACGTTGTCTGTCAACTCATAGGCATTTACTGCATTTGAATTTGAAACCAACATTGGCAAAATGACCGCTTCAGCGGTGTTGATTATTTCGTCCAGGTAACTGTCAGGATATAGGGAAACGGAAACACCAAGAATGCTGCGCAATTGCGCGGTTGAAACAATACTTGGCATTTCCGTCCCTTTCGTCTGCTGCGCCGCGTTCGGGAGTGACCACGGCGCATGATTAGTTTGTTGCGATTACGCCTTATTATTTTTGAATGCGCCCGCTGCGATTTTGGTCGCCACGGCACCAAATGAATACACACCAACAGTAATTGAACCGTCAGCAGTTGATTCAGCGCGTAGTTGGTATGAAGTTCCCTCGTACCATGTGTAAGCGTCAGGGTTGACGATTAGCAATGTACCGTCTCCGTCACCGCCGTTTGTTGGGTCAACGTACAAATTTAACCCCGCGACGTTTCCTGTCAAACTTGTTGGCACTGAAACACCAGGTTGATTCATAGGATTTGAAACCTGTGAATAAATTGGACGTCCAGCGTCATTCAAAGTCATTAGGTTTGACCACTGACCAGTTGACGCAATCATGTTGCGCGCAAATGGATTTGCAAGTCCAGCAGTTGCGCCATATACACTTGCAGCACCGCGACCAATAATTCCAAGCAGTTCAGCAGCAGTTGGATATGTTGCAACTGTTGTTGCATCTGTTGTTGAGCCTGAAATTAACAAGCCGTTAACGTATGAATTTTGCGCCTTAGCCATGGCTGCAACCATATTACGAAGTAACTCGTCATAAAAGAGGGGCGAAGTTCTAGTGAGCAACTCGACCGAAAATTTTTGTTGCCCCGCAAATTTCTTAACGTCCACTGATAGGAACGCTGAGTTTTGGTCAGTATCAGAAAACGCTGCATCTTCAGCGGTGACTGCGACTGTTGGAACTTGCGTAATCTTTGGAATTTCAAAAGTCATACCAGCGTCAGGCAATGCACCGCGAGAAATCGCGTCAATGCTTGGGCGGATTGTTGTTGATAGTCCGTTGATAACTTCTGATAACTGACGTGTTGGAACAAGTCCAGCGTTGTCAGTTGTGTTGTCTGCTGCCAAAACATATTGGCGTGCATTTTCGTCACCTGTTGCAGCAAGAACCTTGTTTTCAAGATACTTTGCAGCAGTTAACTCAATGCGTGGTGTTGACTTCCAGCCACCCACTGCATTTGATTGTGCGGTTACTTCT